GGTCTGGTGTGCCTTCAAATACCCGAACGGTCGCATTACTTTCGGCAGTGCAGATGCGCCGAAACGTCCGCACGGTTTGTGATGACCTGCCCACACTGTAAAATCGGTCGCGTAGTTCCGAAGTACCGCAAGGGCAAACGTCCGACCTACCGCTGCAACCATTGCAGGCGAGCGCACATTCCACGGGAGAAGAATCGTGACTTCTAACGACGACATGGGAACCATGCCGATACCCGAACTGGTCGAAGGTATGCGTGAGAAGGCGAAAGTAGCGTTCAACAAAGGCGGCATGGTCGATGGACTGGTCCTCAACGTGCTGGCGAATCGCCTCGAAGCGCAACACACCGACAACAAAGATCTGAGGGAACGTATCCAGTACCTCGTCGATCATTGGCCCTTGCCGCTCGAAGACAACGGCATTACTTTCCCGGACGGCGACTTTTGGGAACGGAAAGGTCAATGAGCAGCAAAGCCTGTAGAGAAGTGACGGTTCACATCTACTGCATCACCTGCAACATCAGCGCCACTGTCCGAATACCGCGCGAGAAGAAAGTGGATCACTGCCCCTCCTGTGGAAAGTTACCTCACATCGAAAAGGTGACGTGGGTGCTTCCGAGTCCGTATGGATGATCAGACACTTCGTCGTTCGCGTCGGTGACTGGAAGTTTGTGGACTGGCACCTGTACCAGCTGCGGCTGCACCGGGCGAGCAGGAATCCCAAGCATACGTGGTTGATGTGGGATCGCGTTTTCTGAGACAGCCTTAGCGCCTCTCTACCGCACGCAATCGAGCCTACCCTGCCTGCCCCCTCACCGGGGTTAAGCCATTTCCGCCAAATTATTATGTTAAATGCCCAGCGTTTCCGTGGTATACACGGGTACGGTGCGGTGATACGATTGCTCCGAGCTTGCCATCATCGTCTCCCAAGGGCTTTGGAGTCGGCGAGCTGATTGCGGGGTGGACCCCCCGGTGCGGTTTAGGTGTTTTGGCTAACGAGGCCCGCAAAGGTTAAACCTCGTCAATTCACCCAACCGTCGCGATTGATTCCGCACGGAGTCGTCGCGTCAACCGGGGAGTCCGTTTTGCACTTTACAACAACAAGGAAGAACAATGAAATTCATAGTTAAAGCAATACGCAAACAGGGTGATGTATGGCGCGGAGAACTTGACAGAAAGCAAATAACTGCGTGTCCTTCCGATGTAGTTGTGCTGTTTACCATGGGGCGTGGAAACGAAGCAACGTTCGAAATTTCGAATGGACGACCCCGTGGACACGAGGACTATCATGTCTTCGAGTACATGGGCAGTGTCTACCGGGTAGTCGAAACAACTCCCGGCTACAAACCCTACATGACTTCAGTCACTAGCGCTCGAATTCGCAAATCCTTCTTAGATAAAAAGCAGAAAGCTGATCTCATCTACGTGTCGGTGCTCTGATGTTTTCCGTGGAGCAAAAACGTGACATCTCCGACGCAGTGCAGAAGATCCTGCGCGCGACCAATCATCCTGAGCTGCCCACGACCGGGGATATTTCTTTCTCACTGAACGTCGCTGGGGCCGAGGAGTGGTCGTTCGCCGTTATCAAGGACAACGCTTCGGTCGGTGATCCCGGCATCAATCCGCACAACGAGTTGATGGCGTCGATCCCCCCGGAAGAAGCGCGAGGTCTGCTCGATAAGGCGAAGACACTCACTGGGCAGACACCCTACATGCCGGTCACGGATTTGCGAGAGCAGGTGACTGCAGAACTCAACCAGCTGCAGGACCGGATAGCACTTCTGGAGGGGAAAGCGGACGGACTGATCTCAAGGTTGGATCACAGGGAGAAGACGAACACACCGGATGATCACCTGAGGGAGATTGTCGAAAACAAGTGGCTGGACCTAGAAACGCGGCTGGGCAAGTTGGAAGAGCGGGCTGAAATCAATCGCAGACTGTATTCCGAGCTGGCATCCGGGCTGGACAAGCTGCGGGAGTTCTTCACGCCGATTATGGAAGACAATTTGATCATGCACCACGGAGAACTGATTCGTGAGCTGCAGGATCACCTGCCCACTCAACAAGTAATGGATACGATGAAAAGCTACGACAATCGACTGGAGAATCTGGAGATTGCGATTCGCCAACTCGGTAGTCCTAAAGTCACAGGAGGTGACTGATGAGTACTTGCATAATTCCCGAATGTGACAAAGACGTTTGCTACTTTCATCTCGAAGTTTGTTCGGCGTGCTACTCTGGCCTCGCTCGCTGGCGTGGACGCTCTGTTATCGAAAAGCGTCACCGCATGGGCATCAATCGGCGGCTGGTGAGCCGCATGGACTTCATCATGGCGAACCCGAAACACCATCCGAAGAAAATGCCATTCAAACGACGATGAGTATCCAGTTCGACCTGTTCGTGCCGCCCGATCTATATCGCGACAAGGTGGTCAGTGAAGAGCCTTACGTAAAGATTTTGGGAGACGTTGGCTGGTCCTACGACTATCAATGTCTCACAGCACTGGCGCAGGTCGAATCTTGCCTGTGCATCGTTTCGTTCAAATTTAAGGAAGTAAAAAATGAGTGAACTTACCGACACACTGGAAAAAGTAATTCAACAAGCTGCACTCGACGGTGCGTTAACCGCAGATGCCGTTGCCCAGTTTCATTCGCTCGTCGTTGAGCGCAATGCACTCAAAGAAGCGAACGAGGAGTGGGAGGAAACCGACAAGCAACACCAAAAAGACCGCGCCGACTTGAATCAGATGGTCTCAGAGACGAAGACCCAGCTGGGCGATTACCATACCCGAGAACGCGAGCTGCAGGAACGCGAGCGAGAAGCTGATAAGTTGCAAGTCGAGAAGGAGTGCGCAGATCTGCGAGTGCGGGATCACAAAGAAATGTTCAGTCTGGTCTTCCGCAACAGCATCATCCGCAAAGAAGTAATGACTCCAGCGGAATCGCACACTGAGGCGACTGGTGCATCTCATTCGACGTTCTCTGAGAAGAACATCGTCGATGAAAAAACGGAGTGAGGTATGTATGCCCCGGTTGTAAGTTGCCTCTCAAACGCGAGAAAGCGCAGTACTACTGGCGCGGAGTTGTGATGCACGGCTGGGTCTGCCCCGATTGTAATTGTCTGTGGGACATCGGTGGTGCATTCGTACGTTACGTGAAAATGAGAACAAAAAGAGAAGGCAATAAACGCGATCCTGACACCGACCCGGACTGGACAGGCACCTGCGAGAGTTGCGGCGAAAGTCCGATTGTGCCTGTGACCGGAATGTGTGGTCCCTGCACGTTCGGTGAAGCGGAGACTGCAGGAGGTAACTGGTGATTACATTACCCGGTGGCAAGAAAGTCCATGCCGATTCGACCGGCAGACAGATCGTGATTGGCGACAAAATTAAATTTCGAGGAACGGAATACACGCTCAAGGATTTTGGACCTAACGAGGAACACTACGGAGTAGCGACGTTAATTTTCGAGGAAGAAGTGCACACCATCGAGGTGCCGCACGAATGCAACGTGGATAAGGTGATGATATGAGTTTTAAGTTAACAATCGAAGTACCCGACAGCAAATTGATGGGAGCGATTAAACTGCTGCACGGTCACAAGGTGTCTGTCGAATCGACGGAACAGTACCAACCCGGCTGGGATAATCCGCGAAAGAAAAACGGTGACGCCCGACCGCACGGACGTGGTGATTCCCGGTTGACAATGACTGGAAAAACGGCACAGCCGGAATCGAAGATCGCAGAGGCTATGACCATCTTCGAAAAACTCGAAAAGAAGAATGGGATCGGAACCGTCACAGTGCAGGAGTTCCGTGACCGTCTTGTGTCGCGTGCGTTGCCGAAGGCACTTGCGCAGCGGTGCGTCACTGAAAAATTCATGACTTACCTGTAAACTCCGCGCATCCCAGCTGCGGGGGGACTCTATGAAGTTCACCGTTGAAATCCCCGACGACATCGTCCAGTGGGCGCATGCCGAAGGGGTTAACCGGCAAATGATCGCTAAATTCATGCGCGAACAGCTGCGACTGGTCTCCTCGCGCTTCGGTCATTCGCCTGAGCTAAACCGTCCTCAGGTGCCGGGACAGAGCCACGAGTGGCGCGGTTTCGTCTTTAATGAGGCCCGTGTCTTGGTGTCTCGAAGAGTCGCTGCTAATATCCTTAAAAAGGTAGACACGGGAACGCACGGACGTTAGATTGCTCCTCTGTCACCTGCAGGAGGAGACATGCCCCCAGACCATCCCGACAGCGATCCCCTTCCCTCACTGGAAGTAAATGAGTGCGGTGACGAACTGCCCGGATGCGTCTTGCCGTTTCCGCAGGTGTGCGCCCACCCCGACTGTGAAAAAATACCTATCGTCGGCCTCAACAAACGCTTCGTTTGTGAGGATCATTTGAAATGGGTCATGAAACCTCTTCGCGAAATTATTCGGCTCGTTAATGAATAAAACACGCAGAGGATTCCTTAAGAACCTTGGCGGAGCTGCTGCAGGCGCAGTTGCTTCTGTTGCAGCAGTAGCTGGTCCACGTGTCGAAGAAAAGGTTATTACGAAGACTCGTGTCGAGCACGAACTCGTTACTGAAAAACATTTTCTGACACATGGTGACGGCACCAAAGAAGGTGATCGAGCCATGCTAAAGGTCGATGGTCACTTTCGATCTCACGTGCTACGAAACGGCAAGTGGGCGATGATGTTCCCCAATTAGGAACTGCCATGAACTGGACAATTATTAAGTGGGCAATCATAGCGGCTCTGGTGCTGGTCTCGTCGCTGGTGATAACTTATGTGCAGTACAACGGTCACTGGAGCATGGTCTACGAGGCTGTGCAGACGCCGGAAGTTCCCGGAGGGCAGAAACGATTCGTACTGTTCAACGAGGATGCATTGACGCGCCGGGAATGCACTGCTCTCTTCGACGAGCATCTCCGCAGGTTGAACAACAACGCGTCGATCATCGAGTACGAAATAGGATGCGAATACCTGCGAACCAAGGGGCACGGCACTGAGTTCCAGTATCAAGATCAGTGGCTGATACCATGAAACGAAGACAATTCATTAAAGGCGCAGTCGCTGCTGCAGTCGGTGCGGCATTACCACTAAGTGGGATAGCGCATCGCAGTCACGCGTGGTCGGCGGAATCCGACATGTGCCTCGTGTGCAGGATGACGATGCAGATGGTGCAGGAGACCGGACGGATCGAGTGTCCGGGCACGGCGCTCTACGACTACAAGACCTATAAAATTCACTTTACTCAAGAAGTTTTCTGTGAAGAAACGGCTGAGAAATATGCTAGGGCACTGGCGCATTCGATGAGGCTGACCAAGGAGATGGTCGGAGTGAACGTATTCCACAGAGGATTTGGAGGATGACATGAAACGATTACTCGCATTATTCTTACTGATGTTCGCGCTGCCAGTCTTCGCGCAGAACACCCTCACTTTCACTGCAGAGGTGACCTCCGGCGTGGAGGAGGTCGTTCCCGTTCTTACGTGGAACACAATACCTCTGGCTGATGCCTGTACAGCATCGGGCGATTGGGCCGGGGGTAAAGTACCGTCCGGGACAGAGACGCTGCCCGCGATAAGCGGGAGTGCAACTTATAACCTTCAGTGCGAGTGGCTCGACGCGTCAGCAACTCTGACTTGGACGGCACCGACACAGAACACCGACGGAACTGCGTACACCGATCCGAAGGGGTTCAAGGTCTACTACGACATGACGCAAGGAGGACCGTACGAAAATGTCAACGACATCGCCGATCCGAATGCGACATCGCACATCGTGTTCCCACTTATTCCGGGGACGTGGTTCTTCGTGTCCACCGCATACAATCAGAACGACGTGGAGTCGGAGATCAGCAACGAGGCTATGAAGATACTCGGACTGACCACTGAGACAGAGAGCGTTGGGATTACAGTCAACCCAAAGCCTGCCTCGCCGGAAAACCTCACCGTCCTATAGATCGACCTCCCGGTGGCTGCATTCGGTACCACAAAGTAAAATGAGCAAGCGAAAGCAACAAGTGGTAAGACACGGGAAGGGAAAACATCGGACGGTCGGTCAACACGAAGAGGAACCGTGGTTCCAGAAGAAGCGAAACAAGAGTCGAAAGTCAACCAAGATCGCTAATCAAGCGAGACGAAATAACCGGAGAAAAAGATGAGCGAGGGCGAAACAGTAAGTAGCGCGAGCGACGACCGAACGCGCAATAACGTGATGCGTCACGAGTATCGTATTTTAAGTGATGACGAGAAGCTGGCGATGCAAACTATCAAGGACGTGGGACGTGACTTTTACGAGCGCTTGTCTTGCATGGGGGAGAGTCGTGAACTCAGTCTCGCGAAGACCAAGATTGAAGAAGCGGTCATGTGGGGCGTCAAGCACTTAACGAAGTAATGGACGATAAGAAACTCAAACAGATCGGCCACATCATCCGCTGGTCGTTGGAGTTGATTGTCATCTGGCTGTTCGCACTCCCGGAAACGGGGGTGTGGACGGCTTTCGTTTTTACGATGATAACTATAGGTATCGAGTGGGATCACATCGATCTGGAAGTTTGGAGAAAATAACGCAAAGGAGCGAAAGATGGAAACGTTTGGAATCGGAAAAGCTGTAAAAGAAATGGAGAACGGCAGTCGCGTTTCTCGCGAAGGATGGAACGGGCCTGACCAGTACCTCGAACTGCAGGTGCCGGATGAGCACAGCAAGATGACGCTGCCGTACATCTACATCCGAACAGTGCAGGGAGATCTTGTACCTTGGCTCTGTTCGCAAACGGATATGTTGGCGAGAGACTGGTACGTCACGGATTGATGGAAGCGCAGATTCACGAACACGATAACTGGTGGTGGGCATGGACGCTCGCCCCCGGTTGGCCGCGTTTGAAATTTCACGCACACTTTAAAGAGAACGAACACGAACCAACGGTTCATCACTTCTGTGTCATGGGATTTGGGTACTCACTCGAAATTCGATGGGAACTACCTCGTTGGGAAAAAATTAGTCCGACAAAATTTTTCTAGATGTGCTATACTAACGTTCCTGTGTAATTCAAGGAGCAGAGTATGCCGACAGCTAGAGACTACGAACTCGTCGTAGAGAGAGTCTGGCGCGAAGGATCGACGTCAAGGCAACTACGTAACGTTCATCCAAACCTCGCCATGAATTTTGTGCGTGCGTTCTGGAGACAAGAGATGGGAGGCAAGTTCCCGTGGAGACTCCGCGTTGGTTCAGGCAATCGACGCACGTGGCTTGCTGACTTTGTGTTCACCGTCAACCCTGATCAGGGTTGGCACGACATCAACCATGACATGAGTCACTTCATCGAACGTCGTAAGCATGGTGGTGCGCACACTGACTACCATGTACGACTGGAAGGTGCGGGAGCCAGACTGATCGTGCGCAGGTTCTTGCGCGATGAGCCCTACGTCGATCCCAAGAAAGGTCGTGACCGTGTTGCGGATCGTGCAGTCCGAGTGGACGCTGGAATCAAACGCTGGGACGCAAAGCTGAAGCGTGCGGTCAATGCGCTGAAGAAGCTCAAGAAACAACAACGTTACTATGATAAAGTTCTTGCTGAGCGCAACGCTCAATAACTCCAACAGCCAGAACACACCATTCCGGGACTCCTAGCGAGTCCCTTCTTTTTGGGCTAAGCTCGCCTGACCATGGGTCAGGTCATCTCGCTAAACTTTGGTCTCGTCCACCAACCTCCATCGTTTGATTACGACTTCGACTTCGATGATCTCGACGACGAGATAAAAGAACAACTCCCTGAGAACACTGCCGAGGTATTGCAGATGTTCTCGGAGGAGGATCTGCACTTCCTGCGCTGGCGTATCTGTTGGCAGCGCATGGCACGCGAAAAACAATTACCTCCCGAAGAATTTCTCAACATGGAGAAGTTCATCTGGCTGATTCGGTCAGGTCGTGGATTCGGTAAAACGCTTACAGGTGCAAACTGGATTGGTGAACAGGCGTGGATGGTTCCGAGTTTCTACGCAGTCATCTCGCCGACGCACGACGATGTTCGGTACACATGCTTTGAAGGTCCAACGGGCCTGTACTCAGTTATTCCTCCATCCCTCATCCATGATCGGAACCAAGCACTGCCGTCTGTCACGCTGAAGAACGGGTCTATCATTCGTGGGTTTGCGGGGGACACTCCCGAGCGTTTACGTGGACCGCAGCATGCAGCCATCTGGTGCGACGAGATTGCATCTTGGAAATACCCTCAGGAGGCATGGGACAACATCCTCTTTGGATTGCGTCTCGGTGATACTCCGCGCATCTGCGTAACGGGTACTCCTAAGCCCACTCCGTTCGTGCGCAGGTTGCAAGCGGACAAGCGCACCATAGATGTCGTGGGATCTACCTATGAAAACCGCGATAACCTGACTGACTACTTCTTCGATTCGATTGCCAAGTACGAGGGCACACGCGTTGGTCGGCAGGAGATCTGGGGTGAGGTACTGGACCCGGAAGAAGAAGGTTTCGTACAGCGCAGCCAGTGGCGCGTCTGGCCCAGTGATAAGCCCCTGCCGAAGTTCACTTACATTGTCATGTCTTATGATCCGGCGTTTACGGAGCGGAACTTCGATAAGCGGAAGCAGGAGAATGATCCAACAGCCTGTTCTGTATGGGGTGTCTTCATGCTGCCGCGAAAGAATAAGCCGCCTCTCCCTCAGGTGATCCTGCTGGACTGTTGGGAAGATTGGCTGGGGTTCCCGAACCTGATTCGTCGCATCAAGAAAGAAAGAAAGTATACCTACGGGGATGCCGATGAGCCGCTGATTAAGCCGGTAATTATTTCAAAAGCTAGGCGCGTCAAACACCAAGGACGTCGTCCCGACATCATCTTGATTGAAGAGAAAGCCTCCGGCATCTCTCTACGTCAGCAGTTGCTCGAAGAGAATATCTTGACTCACGGCTACAATCCGGGTAATGAAGACAAGCTAACGAGACTTCATTATGTTTCACCGATGTTCGCGGCGGGCAGAATATGGGCAGTTGAGTCAGAGATCAATCCGGGGAACTTTAAGACATGGGCAGATCCTCTCATCTCCCAAGTGTGTTCGTACGTCGGGCCGGGGTCTATCGAGCGCGACGATTTGCTCGATTCTGCGACGCAGGGGCTGCGCTTACTCATGGATAAATTCTTCGGTCCCTTCACGGTGGTTGACACAACTGAGGACCGCGAACGAGCACGCGCCCGTGAGATAGCAGAGCGACGCCTTGGTAAACGTGAGAATCCATATGGCTGATGAGTCTTCCGACCTCAAGCTCGACGTCCCCTACTTTATGCATGAGCCTGTCCAGCATCTGAAAGCGATTAAGTGGTGTGACGGCCACTGGGCAGAGCTGATGTTCGCCTTGAGAGAGCGCGGTCTGGACGATCAGATTGCCGAGGATGCAGAAGAGTTAAATGCGAAGTTCGTGAGCGGTGAACTCGATCCGTGTTGGGAAGGCACCAACATGATCAACATGGGGGCACTGGAGATCTTCGGACCTGACAGGATCATCAAGGAAAATGCTGGGTGTCCGGTATGCGCATTCGCAAATATTATCCCCCATGTAGCTGACCTCATGGCGCGGAAATACGGGAGCGTCAACTGATGCCACCGGAAGAAGTAGGTGCGGTCGAAACATTTGCTGATGTCCCTGATAAAGTAATCGACACTGACGACGGTGGTGCCATCGTAACCGTCGATGATGACGTTCCGAAGAGACCAGATCGTGCGTGGTATGAGAATATCGCGGATGACTTCGAAGACGGTGTTCTGGCGACAATTTGTACGCGCCTCATGGAAGATCTCGCCCGAGATGGCAAGGCGCGAGAGAAACGAGAAAAAGATTACGAGGAAGCTATCAAGCGCACGGGACTGGGCAAGGAGACGCCCGGTGGCGCTGACTTCGAAGGCGCGTCCAAAGCAGTACATCCCATGCTTACTTCGGCGGTAGTGGACTTCCAATCGCGTGCAATCAAGGAACTGATGCCACCGAATGGTCCGGTCAAGACCTACATCCCCGGTGACAATCCTGAGGTAGATCGCTTCAAGAAGGGTGATCGCATCAAGAACTACATGAACTGGCAGTTCTTGGAACAAATGCCTGAATTCCGCACTGAGCTGGAACAGCTCCTATCACAACTTCCTTTGGGCGGCTCGCAGTACCTGCGACTTGTTTACGATGAACAAAAGAAACGTCCTGTCCCGGTGTATTGGCCCAGCGACGACGTTCTTATCCCCTACGCAGCTTCGAACTTTTACACCTCAGAGCGTTGCACCTTCGTTGAGCACGTTACTGAGTTTGAATTCAAGCAGCGTGTCAAAAGCAAAATGTACACTGACATCGGAGAGGTTCCCACTTCTGCGACTGCTACCGAAGAACCAACGCGACCTGCAAAAGCGACCGCTGCTGTGGAAGGTAAGGATCAGGTTGCACCCTACAACGAGGATGGACTGCGTAACGTCTACGAGGTCAACTGCTGGTCCGATGAGCTGGACGAGAAGACCGGTTGGAGTCCGTATCGCATCACTATCGATGGTGCTGCCAGAAAAGTAGTTGCCGTCAATCGCAACTGGGAAGAAGAAGACGAGACTCACCAGCCGCTGCACTGGGTCGTTGAGTTCCCGTTCATACCGTGGCGCGGAGCGTGCTCAATTGGTCTAGGCCAAATGATTGGCTCCCTGTCAGGTGCCGCGACCGGTGCACTCCGTGCCCTCCTAGACACGGCACACATGAATAACATTCCCACCTTGCTACGACTCAAGGGGGCAAACTTCAGCGGACAGAGCAAAGAGCTACGTGTCGCTGCAGTTACCGAGATCGAGGGCGGCATTGCCGGTGATGACATTCGTAAGCTCATCATGCCGGTGCCGTTCAATGAGCCGTCGCCCGTCCTGCTCGAACTGCTAGGTGTTGTTGACGGTCTCGGTAAAGGTGTCGTGCAGACGACCTTCGAGAAGTTGGGCGAGCAAAGTACTCAGATGCCGGTTGGAACGACCCTTGCACTGATCGAAGAGGGCATGACCGTCTTCAGCGCAATTCATCTGCGCATGTTCCAAGCCATGACCATGGTCATAAAGATCCTGTGCCGGATCAATCGGATGTACTTGGACGAAGAGGATCTTAAAGACGACGTTGGAACGACACTCGCTCATCGGAAAGATTTTGATCCGCCGCATGATGTCATGCCGGTTGCAGATCCGGAGATCTTTTCTGACGTTCAGCGCATGGCACAGCTGCAAGTTATTGCAGATCGTGCTGCAGCGATGCCTGAAGTTTACAACGTCAAGGAAGTCGAGAAGCGCATTCTCGAACGAACCAAAATTCCGAATCCTGACGAATTGCTTCTCCCTGATGACACACCAGAGGAGACGAACGCAGTTAATGAGAATGCAGCGATGTCCTTGGGCAGACCCGTTGCTGCATTCCCCGACCAAAATCATTTAGCGCATTTGCAGGTTCACTTGGACTACGCAATGTCGCCTCTCATGGGAATGAATCCCTTGATCGCTCCGCGCTTTATTCCGATGCTCATGGGTCACCTCGTTGAACACATCGCATTTTATTACGTCGAGTACAACGTTGACCTTCTGCAAGCTACGACGGGAATGGACGACGAGCGGCTGGGACAGATGATGAAGCTTCGAGATCCCGAAGTTCGTAAAGAGATGGATAAAAATCTCGCACTTCAGTCGCAGGCTGTGATTCCAGCGGTGGATAAAGTTCTGTCGGGTCTCCAGCCAATTATTCAGCAGCTGCAGCAGACCATGCAGGAACTGCAGCCAGAAGAGCCGCAGCCGCCGGTCGATCCGAATGCCATGGCAGCTATCGAGCAAGAGCGTGAAGCTGATCAAGCACGACATGAACGGGAGACCGAACGCACGCAGTTGACCCTCGTAGATAAGCGCGAGGAACGTGAACACGAGAAAGAAATGACCTTTATGGAGCTTGACGCTGAGGAGCGACAGAAGGCTTTAGATTTGGCACGTGATGATGCCCAGAAAGCTCAAGAGTACGCTGCTCGACTTGAAGAGATTATGGAGCGCGAACGTGGCGAAGACGAGCGTACTGAGATGGAAATAGCTTCGCGCGAGTTGATGAATGCTGAGGACAATCTCACAGCACTTCAGATCGCAGGCGACAAGACAGTGACTGATCGGAAGAAGATCACGACCGGAGAGGGCAAAACGGACCCCCGGCCTCGCACGGATACCTAAGGTAGGTTGATCCGAGATGCAGATGTATAACCGACAGAATTGTTCCGTGAGGACTCCATATTTAATGGGAGACGATGATGGCAAACGACACAGGCAGTAAAGGCATGAGAAAGTACCCGAGTGGTCCGATTCACCAGCACAAGTCACTGGCGACGGGGTCTTCCCTGCAAAAAGCAGATACGAAGAATCTCGGAGGCGAGGTAAATCTGAAGGGCGGAATGGGCAAAGGCGGCACAATTTCGTCCAGTGGCAGCACCGGAGGTCCGCGCGGAGGGTCACCTCCGAAGACGTCACGTTCGACACCCGCGTAATTCAGGACTAATATGCCCGCCGAGACTGTGATTTTGCAGAGACTTCTGCAAAGGCTGAAGGAGGAGCAAGCCGCGTGCGTTAACTTGCTGGCGACACCGAAAGACAAATCAGCTTTCGGATACGGTGAAGCAAGTGGCATGTACCATGGCTTGTGTCGCGCCGAGCAGCTGTTCGAGGAAGTAGTCGGGGAAGAAGAAGACAGGATCTAATGATGGTTGCAAGTATGAGTGAACGAATCGCGCTGGACTACGACAATGTAGATCAAGCTTTTCCGGAAGTGGATGCGGGCTTGGTGCCGTTTGGCAGCAGAGTTTTGGTTCAAAAACGCTCGCCCAAAAAGCGCCTGAAGAGCGGAATCATTGTTCCAGATGATGTCCGGGAGACTGAGTTTTGGAACACTCAGGTCGCTAAAGTCATCTTGCTTGGACCGGGTGCTTTCAAGAATCGCGACACTCTGGAGGTCTGGCCGGAAGGCGAGTGGGCACAGCCGGGAATGTATGTACGAGTTCCCAAGTACGGAGGCGACAAATGGTTCGTCGAAGTGCCTGAAGAAGAGGCGGAAAAAACAGGCGTCGATAAAGCGTGCTTCGTGCTCTTCAACGATTTGGATCTGAGTGGTCAAATCACGTGTAACCCAATGGATGTAATCGCTTATCTGTAGGAGATAAAGCATGCCACCTGAAGAAAAAGATATTGAAGACGTCAAAGACGGCGAGAAGGAAGAAGAATACGTTGCCGTAGAGGATGACGCTGCAGGGGCTCCGCCTGACGACGGCGAGAAAGAAGGCGACGAAGAGGGCGAAGGCGCAGGCGAGGACGAGGGCGAGGGCGAAGGCGAAGGTGAGGCCGACGACAAGCGTCTTGCTGCTGATCAGGAAGATGAGGACGAGGGCGATAAGAAAGCTCGACGTAAAGTCGAGAACAAAAACCGTCGTAAGCGTCAGAAGGATGCACGGGATCGTACTGAACGCGAACTGAATTTTCTCCGTACTCGGAATCAAGATCTGGAACAACGTTTCAGTCGCTTCGAGCAGGAGACGGATGCACGTGTCACTGGCAGCGAGATTGCCAACGTAGACGGTGCTATTAACAAGGCTCGTGCAGATCTGCAGCTTGCCAACACCGTTATTCAACAGGCTGTCGATCAAAACGATGGTAAAAACCTTGCGGAAGCGCTCGATCATCGTGACACTATTCGCGACAATCTTCGCGATCTTAATGAAGCTAAAAGCTATCTATCCACTACGCGTCGAAGTGGCGGAGACGCCATACAGCAGCAATTAGATCCGCGACACGTTGCGCATGCGCAGTCTTTCATGATAGATAACGACTGGTGGGACCCGTCTGGACGTGACGAAGATTCTGTTAAGGTTTTGGAGATTGATCGTGCACTGGTCACGGAAGGATTTGACCCGACACAAAAAGATTATTGGGACGAGTTAAGAACTCGTACCGAAGCAGCATTACCGAAACGGTTTGATACCCGAAGCGGTGACCGTGGTGACGATTCTGGAGATGCGGGGTCCGGTAACGGGCAACAACCTTCGAATAAGAACCGTGGACCCTCATTTCGAACCGGTGGACGTGAACGTCCACTGAAGAAGAACGAAGTTTACATCAGCCCGGAGCGTAAATCCGCAATGGAAGAAGCTGGTGTGTGGGACGATCCAGTGCTCCGCAACAAGTACCTGAAGGCGTACGCAACTTACGACACTTCGGCAGCGGAGGGAGCATAATCATGGTAGCAAGACGTAGAACAGACACGAGACTGAATTCCGATCAATCGGGAGTTCGCGCTGATCGTCACATGAAGGACCGGAGTGTGACCGAAGACCGCGAGCTGTCAGACGATGAGCGGGTGGCTGAGTTTCGCCAGCAGTACTTTCAATCTGCATTGCCAGATATTCCAAAGATACCGAGTTACCACGTTTGTTGGCTAACTACGGAGAATCCACGTGATCCGATTCACGCACGCATGCGGCTGGGCTATGAGCCGATCAAAGCGTCGGACATTCCCGGCTGGGACCATGCGTCCATCAAGTCGGGTGAGTGGGTAGGCTGTATTGGTGTGAACGAGATGATTGCTTTTAAGCTTCCCATCGAGTTGTACGAGCAGTACATGCGCATCAATCATCACGAGCAACCTCTTCAAGAAGAGGAGATGCTCAGCAGCCAGCTCCGTGAAATAGAAGCTGAGATGAACGCAGCCGCGAAGCGCGGCAAAATAAATTTGGAATTAGAAGATGGCACAGCAGCGTTGGGAGTGGCACCGGAACCCCCTCCTTTTGCTTTGCAAACTGGGGAGGCACCGGAATGATCTTTGATCTAGTATCTGGAGGCTCATATCATGAGTTCTATAGCTTCTCCGTTCGGGTTAAAGCCAGCTTTCCATCCCTCAGGGATTATTAGACAGCAGCTGAGTACGATTATCAGTGGCTTTGCCACGAACATTTTTCAGTTTTCTCCAGTGCGTATTGACGACGCAACAGGTGCTCTTCAGCCTGCTGCTGCCGGGGCAACTAATGTACTTGGCGTCTTCGCGGGCGTTGAGTTCACGGGTACCGATGGCAGACGACGTGTCGGCAACAATTGGGAAGCCAATCAAATAGGCACAGAAATTGTCGCCTACTACGTTGGTGACCCGTTGATGGTGTATGAAATCCAAGGCGACGGTCCTGTTCTGCAGGCCAACGTCGGTGACATGGGTGATTACACTGCACTGGCTGGAAATGCAACAACCGGTCTGTCTAGCGTCGCGCTGGATGTGTCCTCTTTGGGGAATGCTGCTGCTACGCTCCGCGTAGTTGGAGTAAACCCTGCGCCTGATAATGTCGTTGGTGACTTGTTCACCATCGCACAGGTTCAGATCGCTGAGCATGCATACCAGCTCAACGCAGTTCTCAAGACGTAATCGGTTCAACTAACAGGAGACTAAGTTATGGCTGTCCCAATGAGGTCAACCGACTTTAGGTCCATTGTTGAGCCAATTCTCAATGAGACCTTTGACGGTATCTACAACCAACGCGCCGATGAATGGAAAGGTGTCTTCAAGCAACGTACGGGTACCCCCCGTTCGTATCATGAAGAGCCGGTCCTGTTCGGTTTTAACGCTGCGCCGGAAATGCCTGACGGCACTCCGGTCACGTTCGACGCAGGCGGAGTGCTGTTCATTCAGCGTTACGTCTACAAGGTCTTCGGTCTTGCATTCGCACTGACCAAGGTCCTCGTCGAAGACGGCGATCACATCCGCATCGGAAGAATTTATTCCGAGCATCTCGCTCAGTCGATGATCGAGACGAAGGAAACACTGTGCGCGAATATTCTTAATCGCGCGTTCAACGGTGCTTTCGTCGGAGGTGATGGCGTAGCGCTCAACGTGACCAACCATCCAATTGCGCCGGGAGGCTCAGCGGGTGGTGTGTTCTCGAACCTTCTGACGACTGCTGCGGCTTTGTCGCAAACGTCACTTGAGCAACAGCTCATTCAGATTCGTAATGCCGTGGACAATAACGGCAAGCGGATTCGTTTGCAGCCGCTCAAGATCGTCACGGGTCCGAGTCAGGTCTTCCAAGCTGAAGTCCTCTTGAAGTCTGTCCTGCGTGCAGGAACGGCTAACAATGACATCAACCCGATCCTGTCCATGGGACTGCTGTCTCAGGGTCAGGCAAACCTGTCGCGTATCACTTCGACAACTGCATGGTGGGTCCAGACGGATGCGCCACGTGGTCTGCAGATGATGATGCGTCGTGGGCTTGAAAAGTCGATGGAAGGCGACTTCGAGACCGACTCGATGCGGTACAAGTCCACCGAGCGTTACATTCCGGACTGGACTGATCCGCGCGCCGTGTTCGGTACTCCGGGACTCTGAACGAGGGTTCTTCACAACGTCATGGTGGAGCCCGGAGAATTGGGCTCCACCTTTCCTAGTTTAATCAGGAGTTAGACATGCCTTTGAATATTGAAGTAACACAATTTCCGAATGGTGTCGGTACCGCTAAAGACAACAGCGTACTGAATGCTATTCCTCTTCCCGGTCCCATCGCTGCACTGAGTGTCGAAGACTTCGGTCAAGACACCGGCATCGCAGATTGGACTGATCTTGCCATCGGCGCTGGCGTTGGTGGCGACGTATTTCCTCTTGGCGCTAACGGTGTCCTTCAGCAGGTTTCTGCTGGTGCAGCGACTGATGGAAATAAACTCTCCATCCAACTCGCTGGTACGGATACTTTCGGGCTCTCAGTCGGTCAAGAAGCGTGGTTCGGAATTCGCTTCAGAATTGACGATGCACTCAACACTATCCTCGTCTTCGGTTTTACTCCGTTCGACGAAACGGTAGCTCCGGTTGATGGTGTCTTCCTTCAGTCCGACGATGTCTCAGCTGCTCTCAATCTGGTTTCGATTGCTGCCGCTGGAGGTACGTCTTCTGTTGCTCTCGGTACGCTTGAAGATGACACGTGGTACGAAGCTGCGTTCTACTGGGACGGCATCGACAAGATCTCTGGTCAGTTCTCAGGACCGGACGGTGTGATCGGTGGTGGTGGAACAGTTATTCCGGGTGCGAATCTGACAGCAGTCGGATTGAATCCGGGATTCCTCTTCTCCGATGGTGTGGATGGTGCGGCGAAGACACTGGACGTTGACTGGGTTCTCTTCGGAGGCTCTCGCTAACAGGGAGGGCTCGTCATGAGACCTATTGTTCAAACGCGGCAGCTTGCTGCCGCTGATCCGAACGGCATTGCTCTCGATCAACAGTTGGGAGCAGCTGGAGATTTGGTTCTTACAGGTGCGGCGTTAGTTGATGCCGACGGTGTTGCTCAGCTAGGTACTCAACGACAAGTAATACTTGAGTCGGGTGGTAACATCGCGACTGTGGTCTTTACGGTCACGGGTACGGACGATCAAGGACGTCCGATCAGCGAAGACGTCACTGGCATTAACGGCAGTTCCGAAGTCACGGTGCTTAACTTTGCGACCGTGACGCAGATTGCTGCTGATGATGCGTTCGCGTCGGACGTTGAGGTTGGTACGACCGGAGTGGGAGCCTCGCAGGAGATTCCTCTCGATCAGTACATCTCGCCATTCAACGTGAGTCTGTTTGTGGACATCACCGGAACGGTGGACGTCACTGTTCAGTTCACCGGGGATGACGTGTTCGGTGACGCGCCCGGACCTTTCAGTTGGACAGATCATCCGAGTCTTACCAACATCACAGCTGACGACGACGCGACGTTCATCTCGCCCGTCAGCGCCTGTAGATTGCTGACCAACTCTGGAGTTGGTGAAGCAGTCCTGAGGGTAGCTCAAGCCGGACTCACCTAATGGGTGGGCTGACAGGAAGCGACGTGACCGCTGCGACGGTCACTGCCGCTCTTGTCACGGCTCCGAACGTGACTGGACCTCCGCCTACCCCCAGCGTGGGGGACATCCTTCTCATTGACGATGGCGGCGATGCTTTGCTTATCGACGACGCCACCTCAGACAATCGACTCATCGAGGACTAGCCCATGGCTAATTCAACCATCCCCAATCTTGTTGCCGTATCAGTTCCTGCACTTACAGATCTGTTCGGAGTTCGTCAGAGCGGTGATGCACGGGACAAAAAATTAACGGCTACGCAGCTTCAGGCTCTGATTGCCTCTGGAGATGTAGTCAAAGTCGGCACGCCTGTTGATGGACAGATCGGCGTATGGACAGGTGATGGAACGATAGAAGGTACGAATGACCTTGTCTTTAATGGTGGCGTCTTCAAAGTCGTTGCCAGTACGGAGAGTAGGTTTACTGGCGATTTAAAATTACAGACTGGCTCCGGTCAGGCACCGATGCTCAGGGACGTAGCGGCAGACGAAACAACTCCATCACTTTGCCCTGCGGTTGCTGATTCTAATACAGGTATCGGTTGGAAGTCCGCTGACAGGCTCGCGTTTATCGCTGGCGGTAAACGTGCAATGGTACTCGCCGAAAGCAATAGTATCGGAGTCATTCCCGCGTATGACACTGGAACGGGCCTGACCGCTTTTGCAGGTGGAGGACAAGGTAGCGCGATAACGCTGGATCGTGGATACAATGTCGTAACCACTGTTGCGACTACTGCCGACTCAGCAAAACTTCCGACAGGCTTAGCTTTCTTAGTAGGCTCCGTCGTTTATCTCAAGAACAATGGCGTGAATTCCCTCGATCTGTTCCCCGGATCAGGCGATGATCTTGGAGCCGGAGTAGATACTGCTATCGCGGTTGCGGCAGGAGCGTCAGTAGCATTCATAGGAACGACTGAAGGCTCAATCTGGACCCAACTGATCTTCGCGGCTGGAGGAGGTGGAGGTGACGTAAGTAAAGTCGGCACGCCTGTCAATGATCAAATTGGTGTGTGGACCGGCGACGGTACTATAGAAGGTGTCGCTTCCTTACGATACAACAGCTCGCTGGAACTGTTCGCGGACTCTATTGTATTAGGAGATTTGGAAAGCGTTAAGATCAGAGAAACTCTGGTGAACACGATTGCATTCCGGTTCTCTAATTTCGATAGATGGAGAATGAATAACGATTCTTTCGCTTCTTCAGTTAGTGACGGCGCTTTCCTGAAGCGGACTGGCGTATCGGGCAGTGTGCCATCGCTCGTACCTCGCTCTGGCGACGAGAACACAGGTATCGGCTCCGCTGCGAGCGACCAAATCAGTGTAGTTGCTGGTGGAATTGCAGCTATTAGCGTCGTAGAGGCAGCTAGCGTTATAACAATCTCTCTGGTGGGTACTACGAGAGGTACTAGCGCTAATGCGTTTGGCTTAATCAATGAAAACGCAAGTGCGACGAACCCTACAATCCTCCCCAACAGGGCCGACGAAGACACTGGCATCGGCCAGAACGCAGTTGATCAAGTCTCGATCATCGCTGGTGGACTAGAAATTGCGCGTCTTACTGAGGTAGGTGGCCTTCCGAATCTAATCGTTGACCCCAGTGACGCGAACACCGGAGACGTTACATTATCCTTCGGGGGTGGCGGAAGTGGGTTCCGTCAGTCAGGTACTGCTCTGTTCGTAAAGGTCGGAGGCGTATCGAAATTCGCGTGGGATGCTGATCTCTTCGTATCGGCGTTGTCTGACGGCGCAGGCATGTTGAATGAATCGGCATCTGGTACGAATCCAACACTGGTTCCAGATCGCGGTGATCTTGATACGGGAATCGGATCAGTTGGTAATGATCAGCTTTCGCTCATCGCTGGTGGTGTAGAGATCGCACGAGCGACAGAAGCTGCGGTAGATCAATTCATTGTTTCACCGGGAGCGATACTCGGTAGTGCCGCTCTTCCGTCGCTCGCATTCGGTGACGGAGACAGTGGCTTCCGTGAGTCAGTCGATGACGCGATCAAAGTAACACTCGTCGGAGTGGACCGATGGACCTTCACCGCAGATCGCTTTGTCGCAGTCGCAGGAAACGGTCCTAGCCTACAGAACGAAGCGTCCACTGCCACTAACCCGACGTTGATTCCTGCTCTTGGTGATGTATCTACGGGGATCGGTGGCGTTACTACTAGCCTCTCGCTGATCGTTGGTGGAGCTGAACGTATTCATCTCGATACTTCACTCGCGACTGCAAACACATTCACGGGGGATTGGAAAGCTGCAAATGCTACTGGTCCTGCCCTCATTGATGAGGCTGCATCGGCTACAAATCCGACACTGGTTCCGACTAAAGGTGATGAAGATACAGGAGTAGGTAGCAACGGGGCTGATACGCTTTCACTCATCGCTGGTGGCGTTGAGATGCTACGTTTAGAAGAAGGCACGACCGACCAAGTTCTCATTGGTCCAGATGGCAGTGCTGCAGACCCCGCTCTTTCATTCATAAGTGACCCCGATACGGGACTCTACTCTGTCACTCCCGGCATTATTGCGATGTCAGTTGACGGCATAGATAGATTTCGGTGGGTAGGCAATCAGTTTCGTGGAGCGACAGGGGGCAGTCCTTCGATACAGAATGAAGTAGCATCTGCATCAAATCCAACATTGCTTCCAACTCAGTCCGATCTCGATACAGGGATAGGCTGGACAGGCACTGATCAGTTGGCGCTCGTTGCTGGTGGTCTTGATTGTATGACCGTAAGAGAGACGGCGAGCGCTCGACAAATAGGTTTCTACACGACTGCACCGATTTCATTGCAGACCGGTGTTGCGGTGAGTGCCGCAGCGATTCACGCGGCTCTGGTCGCACTGGGACTAATTACCGCTTAACAGGAGAAAGAAATGAACAAGAACGTGGGACTGACGTACGTGAAGGATTTCTCGTTCCCTGCGGAGCAAGGTTTCTCTGGGTCAGCGGGCGTGCACAAAGTGCGCGGTTACATGCGCGGCGGGCACGTGAAGTCAAAAGCGTCACAGAAGATGCCGCCTACCGTCAAGGGCCATGGTGGCGCAGTGCACGACAAGCTTAAGAGTGAAGGCGCGAAGATGGGCTATGCCTACGGTGGTCAGGTGAAGCAAAGCAACACCTCTGCTGAGTTCGTTGCGAAACGTGGTAAGCAGAAGACCATGGACCACGGTGTGCAGCCTGCTCGCAAGGGACGCACCCAGCAGGAAGTTGAAGCTGGTGGCACTAAGCGATTGAAACCCGGTTTCAAAAAAGGCGGAGGCGTATGTAGAGTTCGTATGCCCAAGAACGTGAAAGCGAAAGGTGGGCTCGCAAAGTACGCCGCAGGTGGCTTAGCAAAAAAAGCCGTGGCGGCTCCGTAGAGAAGACGGCACGCAGAGTCGCTAAACAAGTCATGGACCGGCACGTCAGATCCCCGAGACCAAAAGGTCACGGGACAAAGCCTCGTGGTGGTCGTAGCAGAGTGCGAGGAGGCGGCTACTAATGCCCACAACTGGAACAGTCGGTTCGACCGTCTTCACGAATCAGCAGATCATTGATCATGCTTTTCGTCGCTGCAAGATGGTCGAGCAAGAGATCACGGGCGAGCACATAACGATTGCTCTCGACCTGCTGTGGTTGTACACGCAGACATTGGTCAACAAAGGCATCAAGCTGTGGAATGTTATCCCGCTCTTGCTGCCGATCTACGAACGTCAGGCAACTGTCCCCTGTCCTGTCGGTACCGTAGACACGTACACCATCAACCTGCGTAATCTGAACCGGATCACGGGGGATGCAAGTGCTACGGAGGGGGTCGCTGACAATGCATTCGATAGCGATCTGACCACTGCGTGCACGCAGGTAGCTGCTGCGGGCTCGATCACGATGGGACTGGACAGTGCTACGAACGTGAATACCTTCGGCATCATGCCGAATGTCTCAGGACTTTGGGACTACGTGATCGAGGGGACGAACGATAACTTCGTGAGTACGACGACACTTCTCACGCGGGTGGAGCAAGTTGTTGTTGCAAATGAGTGGCTTTGGGTGGACGTTCAGGGTGTGTTGGGAGGCGTCAACGATTTCGCTGCGTATCGACTGCGCGCGACGGGTACCACGGTGCTCGATGTCATCGAACTGTTCTACGGCAACAAGCCGAATGAGATTCCGATGTACAAGCTCAATCGGAATGACTATGCAAACTTGCCTGACAAAGTAAGTACCGGCAGACCGACTCAGTTCTGGTACGACAAACAACGCATTCAACCAGAGATAGAGCTTTGGCCGAGCCCCGGAGCTGAGTTTACGTTCGATCAGATCACCGGTTTCGTGCAACGACAGTTGCAAGACGTCGGTGCGATGGTGGATGAACTGGAGGTGCCGGATCGTTGGTATCTTGCCATCGTATGTAACTTGGCATCAGAACTGGGCAGAGAAATTAAAGAGGTGGACGAGGTGATCATCCCTCGACTGGACCTCGATGCAGAAAAGTATTTGAAGGATGCATGGACGGGAGAGACCGACGAGTCCGAAACGTACCTGCGTCCTAACATCTCCCCTTACACGAGGTAGTCATGCCAGTATTTTTAGATCCAACTGGGAAAACGACTTACGGAATAGGCATCTGTGCTCGATGCAGTCGTAAGTTCTTTTTGGAAGATCTGCACTCGGACCCAAACTCACCGGGTCTGAAAGTTTGCATCGACGACCTTGACGATTACGATCCGTACCGTCTGGCTCCGCGTCAAGCTGATCGAATTACGCTCCCGTTTTATCGTCCTGATGAACCTCTGACGGCAGGCGGACCAAACCCGAACCCGAACTCACTGTTCGGTGTTCGAGAAGCGATTGGTGAGAGTCCGCGTGCAACGGAAGACGGAAGATTACGCGTGCTTGAAGATGCGACCGTGAACGATGATGAGGTAGATCTCGATGGCTAACATAAAAATCTCAGCTCTGCCTCCAGCCATAACTCCTCTGGATAATGCGAACACTTTATTAGAGACGACGGTTCTCGAAGCTGGGGAAGAAGTAAGCCGACGAATCACCGTCTCGGACATCGTGGCTGCAATAAGCGGTCTGGATGCCACGTTCTTAACGCTGTCTAACAACGCGAATCTACCGAACGAGCGAGTGCTGACTGAGGGAACCAACGTCACCTTCGTTGACAGTGGTCCGAACGGTACGCTGACAATCAGCGTAACAGGTGGGGGATTCGGCGACGTATTTAAGGTCGGAACTCCTGTAAACAACCAACTCGGCATCTGGACAGGTGACGGTACTCTCGAAGGGACTGACCAGTTTACTTTAGTGAGTGATCTTCTCCGAGCTGGATTGGGCAATGGACCCGGAATGCGGAACATCTCATCAACGAGCGCAACCGTCGCTAGTCTTTTGCCCAGACACGGTGATCCGAACACAGGAATCTCTAACGCAGGAGATGACAGATTAGGTTTAACTGCTGGTGGCGTCGGAGGAATGATTCTCGTCGAAGCTAGCGCTGGTGTCGTTCACGCATTTGATAGCGGTCTAGGGTTGACAGCTTTCGCGGGAGGTGGACAGGGAAGCGCTACTGAACTTTTCAGTTCATACAGCGTGGTGACGACTGTTGCGACAACGGGTGATTCGGTAAAGCTTACAGGATCAAATCAAGTAGGCTCACTCATGTACGTCAAGAACGACGGCGCGAATGCCTGCGACGTCTTCCCCGCAGTTGGGGATGATCTTGGTCTGGGTGTCGGCGTAGCACTTTCACTTCCGGCTGGTCAGTCGGCTGCATTCATCTTAACTATCTCTAACACCACTTGGACTCAGCTGATATTCGAAGCTGGTGCGTCTGGTGGCGACGTCTTCAAAGTAGGCACGCCTGTTGACAATCAGGTTGGAGTATGGACTGGCGACGGTACGATTGAAGGTAACGACAATTTCCTTTGGGATGGTGCTGTCCTTTCTACATTCGATGCCGGTACGACTGATGGCTTGTCGCAGGGTCACGATGGTCTGAAGTATGAGTTCTCCTTCTCTGCGTCTAACTCAGTAGATTTTTTTGGCACAACTTCCAGTTATCAATTCGACCGCACGGTTTCGATTGGCGGTATCGGAGGTTTTGGAAGCCAAGGATTATTCATCGACGATACGAGTGGTAGTAGCGTCGGAATACAGTTGCGAACCAGTGGTATCAACCAGAGTGGTGCAGGCATAGGAGCGTTCAACTTCTCCGGTATGACCGAAGTGGGATTACTGGGAGTTCCTTTCAAGTTGACTGACGGTGCGGCGGACACCTTCACTACCTCACTCGATGGGGCAGACATCAATTCAGTTGCCGTAGGGATTGCGGATTGGAATATCACGGGTCTCACCGGTCGCATCATGCAGGATGCAGAGACGCTGGCATTCGTGTCAGAGATAACTGGTGTTTCGTTCCCAATCTTAGCTCCAGATGGGACGGCTGGTGCTCCATCGTATAGTTTCGCTTCCGATACAGACATCGGCATGTTCCGTGTCAGTGCAGATATTTTAGGATTAGCAGCCAGAGCGACGTTGATAGCTCAGGCTGTTGGTGCTCTCGGTGCTAATCAATTCGTTGTCGCTCCCGGAGCCGTTCAGAACAATGTTTCAGCTCCGGATCTTGGATTCGGTGATGGCGACTCCGGCGTCATGCAGACTGTTGATGACACCATCGCTCTGGTCGCAGGTGCAAATTTAGCAGTTCGGTACGCAGAGGCATCTGGCAGTGTAATTCAAACTAATAATAGCGACGTTGCACTGACTGCAAGCGTTACTCAGACGCAAGCTGGAGGTCTCGCGCTGCTTAGTTCGTACAACGAGATTTCAACTGTAGGGACGACGGGCGACGCTTTAACTGCATTCGATGTTTTTCAAGGTACTCGCCTCGTTGTCGTCAACAATGGTGCGAACGATCTTCAGCTTTTCCCAGCTGTTGGTGATGACTTTGGTGCGGGCGTCGATGCATCAATTACGATTGCTGCGGGAGATGTTGGAGTATTCCTTGGGCGTGATTCTGTAAATTGGGACGCTCTCCTCAACGCCGCTGCTGGTGGTGGTGGTGATGTATTCAAGGTCGGTACCCCAGTCGATAATCAAGTCGGCGTTTGGACTGGAGACGGCACCATAGAGGGGACTACAGGACTCACCTATGACGGGTCCGCTCTTGAAGTTGCCGGGACAATACAAGTTTCAAATGCAGCCGGTCCTGCAATGCTGGACGAGGCTGCGACCAGCACTAATCCGACGCTGGTTCCGAATCGTGCCGATCCTGATACCGGCATCAGTGGTAATGGAGTTGATCAACTCTTTCTCGTTGCTGGTGCGGTTCAGATGCTCCGAGCTACGGAAGTTCCCGGTTCCAGACAGATCACCATTACTCCCGGAATTATAGACAACAATCCAGCACTTCCAGCACTGGCATTTGGTGACGCTGACACTGGCTTCTATGAGTCAGCCGACGACACCTTGAAAGTATCCATTGACGGCACTGCTAGATTTGTCTGGGCGGCGAATTCGTTCAACTCCGAGGTAGCAACCGGACCTGCGATGCTGAACGTGGCATCGGGCGCTTTGATTCCGGTGTTCACCCCGGATAGGTCCGATTCGGATACGGGTCTGGCATCTGCTGGTGCCGACATACTCACTCTGCCTGTAGGAGGCGTCGAAGCTCTGCGGCTTGCGGAGGTTTCCAGTCGCATCATCCAGACCAATGCGAACCACGTCGGACTCACTGCCAGTGTCACGCAGACGCAGGGAGGCGGACTTGCACTGCTCAGTTCGTACAACGAGGTTGCAACGGTAGCGAACGAGGGTGACGCACTGACTGCGTTCGCCGTGACCGAGGGCATAAGGCTCGTCGTCATCAACAACGGAGCCAACGGTCTCCAACTCTTTCCGGCGTCAGGCGACGACATCGGAGCCGGTGTCAATGCGGCAATTACAATTTCAGCGAACAGTGCTGCCGTGTTCTTAGGACGTGATGCCACGAACTGGGATCAACTGCAGAATCAAGGTCAAAACGGTGGAGCGGTATTCCAAGGACTGGGAACTTGGAGGTACAGGACTGAGATCACGAGTCCTCCAGCCAGCGGTCAGGTCAGATTCAACAACGCTGATCCGACGTTGGCGACGGAGATGTTTCTTGCCGAGACGAATGCTAACGGCACCGACGTCAACAACTTCCTTGACCTGCTGACAGCAGGCTCAATCTTCTACATTCAAGACAAGGCTATCTCAGCCAACTTCTTCCTCGTGGAGATCAGTTCCAACGTTGACAATGGAACAGACAGGACGTTTGGAATTGCGAACATCATACTGGAGGGTGCGGAACCGAGTCAGAATACTGAGGTTCTCATTGTCGCCACTGAATCAGGTGCGGACCAATTAGTATTTCCAGAATTCCAGTTCTTCGCTGATCAACTGGAGAATCCCAACAACGCGGACTGGACGGTCAACGCGCTCGCGCCTGCTTCACCGGACAGCAACAACGCAGGACTGACGGTAAGACTGTTCGATGACACGACAGAGGAAGGCGTCGGGTTCACCATAGAAGTTCCCGCAGATGCTACGAACATCGTCTTCGACTTCGTAGGACGTGCAGAGACTGGTCCGGGAGTGGCGAACACCGTCGGTCTTGACATATACAACCGGGGCATCCCGGACAACGCGGCAGTCCAAGCGTGGAGTTCAGCGACGCAACTGACGGACCTTGACATACCGACCAACGAATTCTTCCAAGAAGATACGCAGACAGTGGCGCTCGCTACTCTCGGCGTAACGGCAGGAGAGACCACTCAGTTCGAGCTGGTTCGTGTGGCTCCGACCGGAGGGACGGATTTGACAGGCGACTGGGACTTGCTGCTGATGAAAGTGAGTTTCACCTGATGGCTATTCGTACCAATGACGTTGACGGATCAACCTTTTCGTTTGTTGATCCAGCGAATATTTTTACGCAAGATCCGTTCTCAGCGATGGCGTGGGCGAATCTTTATTCTGGTGACAGTAATCCCCAATCTCGTACAATCATTACTGTATGGGACAACCCCACTAGCAAGTCATGGTTCTTAAAACCTAGCCAAGTCATAACGCTTGAAATACGTGCGTCGTTATCATTTGATGGTTCTGCGAATACTGTTTTGAACGGGACCACACTTATTGCGCTCGACCAGTGGAATCACATGGGTTTAGATTTTGATGGCACCGACCTGCATCTTTGGTTGAACGGGGTATTGGAAGCGACATTAAATGACCCCGGAACTGTATTTGATGATGGTGAAGACTTCGGAATCGGCGGCACTAGCGACGGTGGCAATACACAAGATGTTGATACAGCAGATGTGCGATATTACGACAGGATTTTATCAGCGGAGGAGTGGCTGACTATCTTCACTGCGCAAGGTCACGATGGAATTGTCGAGGGACTTTTACTCCGACCACTTTTGAATGACCGGGAATCCGGCATCCTTGTAACTGCGAAGAATCCCATTGATGCAGGTCCGGGTCAAATTGCTTATGGAGGCGAATTCGGTGCGCCTGTCCCAGAGTATGTAGAAGATGGCGGACTCAGTTTTAGAAGGAGAGTGTAGCGATGGCAGCGGTACTCAACAGAGCAACGAAAGAATTCAAAGCGTCGGCTCACACTCCGAACTACAGTTCGGTGGAGTGGATCATCAACCCAGATTTGTCAGCGGTACAGGGTCAGCCGAAGAAATACTGGATGATCAATGGCGACGTGGTCACGCTGGCGACTCCGGCGGAGCAGATTGTCATCGACGATGCCCTCGCTGCTACGCGAGCCACAAAAGCTAAAGAGGAAGAGAAGAATCGGTTCGACAACGAACGACTTTTGAAAGCATTCGCGGAGTTAGTTTTGGATCAGTTCAACACGTTACGCGCAATCGAGGGACTGCCTGATCTAACTTTCGCACAACTGCGGACGGCAATACGAGACAAGATTGACGTCGGCGCAAACTAAAGGGCGAAGATAATGGAACAACCAAGAATAGATCTCAATCAACAGCAAATCCAAATGGCTGCTAACGCAGGGGTCACCTTATTGAACACACCCGGAGCAGTGAAGGTTGATGGTCCGATGGCTAGCAGCGGAGTGGTAAGAGTTCTGTTGCAGCTGTTGATGGCTATCGCTAATAACGAGGTGTTGGTGGTTAACACTCCTGTGAAATTGGAGGATGCGCCTCCAGCGGATGACTCATCGACGGAGCCTCCTAATAAGAAGGTAGCAGAGGCAGTTGCAGTTGCCGTGGAATCGTCAGGAAACTCTGAAGAGGCTCCTCCTGCGGAGAAGTAAAATGGCGAGGGTCACGAAAGAGCAGGGAATCAACATCAGCGCGAGTGTCTTCGTGTCGTGGCTTACGATTGGAGCCGCATTCTGGCTGGTAGCGAAACCCATTTTGGTTGCATCTGTCAGTACAGCGATGGCGGAAGATATTAAGCAGACGGTGCAGCAGGAGATCGCGCCGATCAACGCGGCTTTCGTGGCTCTTCTTCAAACGAACATTGCGAACACTCGCCGGAAGATTGCGAGGTTGGAATTCAAACGTGATCAGCCACCGAATGGTGATTGGACAGCGCAGGATTCTGAAGACATGGTGAATCTCCAATTAGAATTGTCGAGCAGCGAGTCGGCTTTGGCTGCTCTAACGGTTACGAACACGAGCTGATGGAACTTACACTGAAACGATTCTCTGGTGCCGACGAGTCTACTCTCGGACTGATCTTTGTTCATGAAGATTTCTTCTGCTATTCGCTGGAGGATCAGCACAACGAGCCAAAGATTCCGGGAGAAACTCGCATTCCCGCAGGAGAGTATGAGATCAAATTTCGTAACGAAGGTGGCATGCTCACACGGTACAAGAAACGATTTGACTGGCACAACGGAATGCTGTGGCTCCAAGACGTACCGGGGTTTCGATTTATTTATCTTCACGTCGGCAATAAGGATGATGATTCGGACGGGTGCATCCTTGTTGGCGACGGTCAAGTTCAAAACGTGACTGAGCGAGGTCAGGTGACCAGTTCAGTCGCAGCATACAGACGACTTTACGAGACCATCACGGAAGCACTGTCACCCCTGCCGCCCTCCCAAGCGACAGAAGAAGTGTGGATCAAAATATACGACGAAGACGAGGAGATAACATGAACACGATCATCGGAGCGTTTGTCGCAATGGTTATCGCATTGCTGACGGCAGCATTGGCGCTGCTGAGCGGGGAAGGAGTCACTTCTTTGAGTGATATCTCTGGTCTTCAGTGGACCATCCTGATCATTGGCGGAGCACTTACATTTTCCAAGGACTTCCAGACGATTACTATCCGACGTCTGGCAAACAAAGTCACAGGCACGGGTGACGGAGGAGGTGCCGTAGGATGAACTACTTAACCGTAGGAGTACGCCAGTATCAGACGTTCTTCCTGCTCGCAATCATGTTGCTGCTGCAAGCATGTGCAGCATCCAACCCGGTTGCGAAAGCAGAAACGATTGAGCAACGTGCGTTTGCAACGTACGGCACATTCGTGATCATCGAGGAGCAAGCTGCGAAGTTGGTCTCCAGCGGACAGATCTCGGACAGTGCTGTGCGTGCTATTGCACGTGCAGATTCGCAAATAAAATCAGTGGCAGATGCCCTGTTAGATACCGCTCTGGAATTCGTAGTGATTCGGGCGCAGTACGAAGCGGGGGCAACCACCGAGGAAAAGTTTGTAAGAGCCATGAACGAATTAAATGGATGGATCGAACGAGCAAGACCTCTCATTGCCACTCTCATAGCCGCAGTTAACGAAGCAAAGGAATAGATATGATTGAATTAATTTTAATAGCCATTCGGGGACTCGCAGTGGTCACCAACAACCCGGCACTCGGTGGTGGGTCCAGCGTCAGGATGCAGGAAGCATCCGAACTTCTGGGTCTGCTTGGTGAGTTGCTGGAGCGTGGCGACGAAGCACATGATGACCTCGTCGCGTTCACGAAGGTAATGGAAGGTATGGCGAAGCAAGGTAGATCGCCCTCTTCTATTGAGTGGGACACGCTCCGTTCTCGTAGCGATGCTGCGCACGATGTTATTCAGGAGGCTGCTGCAGCAACGGAGGAACCGGAGGTAGAGACGGAACCGGAGGTAGAGACAGAGCCCGCTCCTGAAGGGGAGCCAACCCCCGATCCCGATCCCGACCCTGATCCTAAGCCCGAGTCCGAAACGGAGTAATCCATGGCTGTCTCGATGACATTCAACTCGCTCCTTGAAGATATGCGTAAGTATCTGGAGCGAGGTACGGCTGTCGATCCCAGTGTGTTCGACCAGCTCCCCAGCCTTATCAATTTGGCTGAACGGGAGCTGGCGAATCGGTTAAAGATACTGGGATTTGTACGGGTCGTGACCGACACGTTTGGCGTCGGGCAGTCCGTGGTGCAGAAACCTAATCGATGGCGAGATACGATCTCGATCAACTTCGGTGTGGGAGTAGAGCAAGAGCGCACGCCATTGTTTGCTCGCTCCTATGAGTACTGTCGGCGCTATTGGCCGGATGAAGACACCACTGCTCAGCCGAAGTTCTACGCTGATTACGATTACTTCAACTGGCTGATAGTTCCGTCAGCGGACCTTGCATATCCATTTGAAGTCAACTACTGGGAGTTGCCTGCGTTACTGGATAACGTCAACCAAACGAACTGGACAACGGATTTCGCCCCCAACAGTCTGCTTCATGGCGCGCTCTTGCAGGCAACCCCCTTTTTAAATAACGATGAACGCATTCCTATTTGGGAAGCGATTTACGAGAAAGACGTTGCAATACTCGAAGCGCAAGACATGAAGCGCATCATTGATAGGAACGTCACGAGGGAGGCTGTCTGATGTCTTACACCGATGTCTTTGGCGGAGAGCTGATCTTCCCGTCGGAGATTAGTTACCTTGCCATTACGACCGCTGTGGATATCGAACTGCAGTGGCCGACTGAGCAACAGATTACAGGTGACAACGTCGTTGCCGATGTCATGGACATCACGACTTCCGTTGCATCGCTCAACATCGACATGCCGGATACCCGGAACACGTCAACTGGTAACAAGACGACGATCAATAACGTAGGTGGTGAGACATTCACTGTGCGTGACAACACGGGCGGCACGATTCAGTCCGTCGCACCGGGTGAGCAGTGGGTTCTTGTGCTCACCGACAACACGACAATCGCGGGAACGTGGACGACCTTCCAACTGGGCGCGCAGGTTTCTGTTGCGTCAGCTTCTGCACTGGCTGGTGCGGGTATCAAAGCGATTGGTGTGCTACTCAATCAGAAGATCGATTCTGATGAAGAGGTTTCAACGCCAGTCACTGTCGTCGATGGCGACCGAGCGAAATGTTTGATTTATACCAGCGGTGCAGGTGTAGCTGATCTGCCCAGTGCAGGTGCAGTCGGTAACGACTGGTTCTTCATGCTGAGGAATTCCGGATCGGGCACGCTGACTGTTCAGCCAGCATCAGGCGAGATTGACGGTAGTGCGAACCTTGCCTTAGACACAAATAGCAGCTGCTTCATCTTCACCGATGGAACGAACTGGTTCACCATTGGACTTACTGCCGGTTCAACTATTGCGTTCGATTTCGTTTCGCTTGCCATTCCGGGGTCGGGAGACTTCGTACTTTCTGGTGCGAACCTCGACCGGATTGCATATCGCTTCACGGGTGCATTGACCGGCAACCGAAAGGTGGTGGTGCCGGATACCACGCAGCAGTACTGGTGTGACAATCAGACGACCGGTGCTTTCGTCCTGACGATTGGAACAGATGCGCAGGTATCTCCTCCGACTTTAGATTCTGCCCAGACTGCAATCATGTACTCCAACAGCATCGAAGTGGTCGATGCGGTGAATGCTGTCAGTGTCATGTTCCCGATTTCAATTGCACAAGGTGGTACGGGAGCGACGAATGTACCTGACGCACAAACGAATTTGGATGTCCCACCGAATTCGCGGTTGATTGACACCGGAATCGGACTGACAGGTGGTGGAGATCTTAGCGGCGACAGGACGCACGATCTTGAGTACGTCAACCTCTCAGCGGTCGCTCCTGCCGCTGGAGATTTCCTGACGTTTCAAGACATCGACGACTCCGACGCCATAAAGAAAGCAACGATTACGGATGTCGTTGCTGCGGCTGCTGCGGGTGGTGTCAATGAACTCGTAGATACCAGTGCCAATGTACGGGTGCGAGCTGAGCTTCTCGGCATTGCGCAAGTACGAAGTGACGGCAACGTAGATGCAGAAGTTCGTTTGCTTGAGTTCGCGCATTCAGATGGTACTCCGAGAGCGCTCATTGGTCAGCCTACTGCTTCGGTCACCCTTAGAATTGCGAACCTTATGGCTGGCGGAGGTATCGATCTTGTTTCTGGGTCTGCATCCGCCATCAATCTTAGTCCTGCCGGTACGTTACGAGCAGTTGCCGGATTGTCAGCCCAGTTCGACATATTTGCTGACGGCAACACTGACACTGAGCTAGAAGTAATTCAGCTCAAAGATTCTTCTGGAAATATAAAAGGTTCGTGGGGTTGGACTAATACAGAAGCGAAGATGCACCTGTCGAACACTATCAACGGACAGCCGATTGAGCTTAGAGCAGATGCCTTTGGAGGCGCTCCTCGTACACTTTTTCTAGGTGATCCTGACGACGATGTAAAGTTGTTCGATGCGGGCGTGGAAGTTTTAAGGACACTCCCAGCTGCGAGCGGTGGCGCTGAAGCGAACAACACTGCAACCGGCGCAGGATTCGAGCGCGTACTTACCACGTCAGATCTTGGTGGTGGCGCAGCTCTGAATACCCATACCGGCATCACTACCATCACGGGACTGATCTCCGGCAAGACGTATCTTGTCACTCCGTACGGGGTCACGACTAACAGAGGCAACGACCTTGCAACGTTGTTGGGCGTCATCGTACGCAACGGTACGACGGTCGGTGCGGGTACGTTGCTCGCGCAGACAGGCTCGAACATCAACATCAACTGGCACGATGGTCAGGCACCTATCTGTGCAGGATTGATCGTCGTTACGACTGGCACGTCTATCAACGCAACTGTTGATGGTCTTACTGCGCGATACATGAGCGCGGTTCAACTGGATTAGAGGAATACGATGGCTCAAATTACCCCACCTCCAGCATCCAATCAGGACGTTTGGCTGGCAATTGCTGATCTGGCAGGATCGGCGCTAGAGAACATCGGGCACAACAGTATGACCGACTTACTTGATGTGCCCGATGTTAGTCAGCCAGATCTTGACGCGGCACTCGTCACTTACAATGCAGATCCAGCAGCGGCAGATGCGGCGTGGACGCAGAAGTTTGCCGACATGAAAGTCGCGAGGAAGCAGGCTGAGTTCGACGACCGGGAAGTTCTCCGAGCGTTCGCCAAGCTGTTGGTGAATGAGTTGAATATCCTGCGAGCGTTGCACAGTCTTCCGCCGCGAACGTTTGATCAACTGCGAACTGCTATTCGAAATGAGATAGCGAATCCGTAATGGCTGCACAACCTGCACTGCTCGCGTCACAGCCCGGTATCAAACGGGATGGGTCTCGTTTTGACAGCGATAACTATATCGACGGTCGGTGGTGCAGATTCCAACGTGGCAAACCGAAGAAGATGGGAGGCTACCAGCAGGTCACTGACACGGTGCCGGAGATCACACGGGGCATGTTCAGCTACTCGATGGACAACATCCAGTTCCTGCATCTCGGACATCCCAATTCCATCGGACAGTATCAGGTCTCGAACGGAACGCTGAACACCTTTAATGATCGTACGCCTGCAGGCTTCCCCGTGGGGCTCGACATGCTGTGGCAGTTCGATGTCTTCGCCGACACTCAAGGCACCGGCAATCACTTGCTCGTTGCACATGCAGCGCCGAATGCAATCGACATCGACAACTCAGTTGGTGGTGACATCTACATCGACACGATCACTGCTGCAGCGATACTCTCTACTACGGGATTAAATACCGATGTGGTTACTGGATGGAACACTGGCACGTTTGGACCTGTCAGTGGTGGCGTCGTCGTCAGTGGTCAGTACCTGTTTGCGTACGGCAGCGACGGACTGATCAAACAATCAGCGATCAACAACGTGGGTGATGTACCTGTCGAGTTCAACTTGGGCACGCAGAAAATTGTCAAAGGGCTCCCACTTCGAGGCGCGGGTAGTGGACCGGCTGTCCTGTTCTGGGCTCTCGATTCGATCATCCGTGGCACATTCCAACCTGCTGGTCCTCCTGATTTCGCATGGGACATCATTGCGAGAGGCATCACAGTCCTAAGTTCGCAGGGTATCGTCGAGATGGACGGTATTTATTATTGGCCGGGTGTTGATCGCTGGATGATGTTCAATGGTGTCGCGCGCGAGATCCCGAATGACATGAACCAGAACTTTTTCTTTGACAACCTCAACTTCACGCATCGGAATAAAGTTTTCGGCTTTAAAGTACCTCGCTACGGTGAGATCTGGTGGTGCTATCCACGCAACAATGCGACTGAGTGTACTCACGCTGTGATCTTCAACGCGCGTGAAGGTTACTGGTACGACACACCGTTGCCCGATTCTGATGGCGTTGATCAGGGACGCACGGCTGGCGTATTTGCCGACGTATACAAACGTCCGTTCATGGTAGACAACGAGGTGACTGCAAACGGTCGTACACTCTGGCAGCATGAGACTGCTTTCGACAAAATCCGCACGTCCTCGATCAGTGCTGTCCAGTCGTTCTTCGAGACTGCAGAGCTGTCGTTACTGGACACTGGTCAGAGCACCAAGTCGATTCGTTGTGCTCGCATCGAGCCTGACTTTGTGCAAACGGGTGACATGACCGTGACCATGAAGGGTCGAGCAAATGCCAAGGCAGCGGTGACAGAAGTGGCGGACGTGCCAACTATCTTCGATACGCCTGCTACATCCGACGAAGAGACTGTGAAATTTAAAGACGTGAAACGGCTGATGAGTTTCAGGTTTGAGTCGAACGTAGCCGGGGGCAACTACGAGCTGGGTAAGACATACGCCCACATCGAACCTTCCGACGGGAGGGTTGAGTCATGAGTGTCATCGATCCTCGTGGCTTTACAAATGTGATCGAGTGGGCAGACTTCATGGCAGGCGCATTGGGATTCTTCACCGATCCTGTGGCAGGGGCTGACGATCAGTTCGGACGTTTGGACGATCCAGACAAATGGCAGGACTGGGCCATGGGTGTGTTTGGTGGAGCAGATGCGCTTGGGCAGGACGTGCCTGATCCATTTGCATATGATGACTGGCGCGAGTGGGCTGAGAGACTGTTCGCAACAACAAATTTTACGGGATAGAGAAATGCCACGAAGTAATGTAGCGCAGAAAGAAATTGCAGCTCAACTGCAGCCCGAAGGTGGTCTGGCTCAGATGATGGCGCAGCAAGGCGCATCAAAATCCATGGTCAAGGATGTGCAGAAAATCGAGGACACACCGGGAGGCAAGGAACTGCTCTACACGTTTGCAGCTGAGGAGATGATGAAGAAGCAGGGTGTGCCGAAGGAAGACACCAAGAAGATCCGTCTCTACAAATACGGTGGCGCAGTCGAGCGAGCTTACGCTAAGGGTGGCGACGTCAAGGCTGCAGCAGCGACGGCACGAGGCGCAGGACGTGGCGAAGACGAGATGCTGGTTCACATGACCGAAGAAGAGTTCGGTGTTATCAAAGGCATGTGGGGCGAACCTGATATCAACCCGAACACCGGGCTTCCTGAGTACGGCTTCCTGAGTAAGCTCTGGAAGGGTGTCAAGAAAGTCGTGAAGAAGGTTGTTAAATCGAAAATCTTTCAGGTCCTTGCACCTATTGCACTGTCGATTTTTGTTCCGGGTCTCGGTACTGCTATCGGTGGCATGCTGGGAGCTGGTACTGGTACCGCAGCGAGTGTCGTCGGTAACGCTCTGGTTCGAGGTGGGTTGAGTGCAGCCGGTGGACGGGGTTTCGCATCTGGAGCAATTTCCGGGGCTATCTCCGGGGGACTCGGTTCGATAGCTGGTGAGCAGGTTTCGAAACTTGCTCCCGGTCTGTCCGACCGCACCGCAGCAATCGTTGGTTCGAGCTTGGCAAGTGGCGCAGGGTCCTCATTGATGGGGGGCGACTTCGTTTCAGGTGCGGTCGCTGGAGGTCTCGGCGAATACATGCGCCCCGGAGTGGAAAGTCTCACCAAAAAGGGACAGGAGCTTTTCGGACGCGAGACGGTAGAAGGTCAGATTATGGCTGGGAAGGTCGGGGAAGCAGCCGACGGCTCCGTACTTGGTCAGCCTGAACTTGGTTTAGACGAGATGGGTCCGACAACTGACATGCTTCCACCGGGACATCCTGCCAGTACACAAGTGGGTGCTCCGGGACCGGGTGGGGCATCCGCAGCTGCGAGAGTTACGCCGACAGGGAAACCATTTGGTCAGACTCCAGCTCCGAAGACAGACCTGCTGATGAAGTACGGTTTGCCTGCATTGCTTGGTGCTAGTGCCCTTCACAGCGGTAGTGGATATGAAGAAGGGGAAGCTCCTGAGCTGCCTCCGGGGTTCACTGAATCGCTGCCGGTTTACAGCATGAACCGACAGTTCCAAGGCATGGACCCCGCTTCGTACTACACGTACGGGCAGGTTGGTGCACCTCAATCGGCACAGCATCTGTTCCTGCAGCCTGAGCCATTCGCTGGAGAGGAGGGCACTCCGCTGGTAGATCCGGAAGCAGACTTCAGTGGTGCCGGGGGTGGTGGACGAGGTGGACGGGGTGGGGGCAGACGCTACCAGCGTGGTGGTGCGCTCGACCAGTGGGCTCAGAACGTTGACGTACCCTCCGCCATACCTACTGTGGCCGCGCAGGGACGTTATGTTAAAGGACCGGGCACTGGGAGGTCCGATGACATCCCCGCACGCCTGAGCGACGGAGAGTACGTCATAGACGCAGAATCGGTTGCCCTCTTGGGTGACGGATCGGGGAGTGCGGGCGCTAAACGGCTCGACGAGATGCGTCAGAATCTCCGCAAGCACAAAGCGACGAATCTCAAGAAGGGCGGCTTTAGCCACAAAGCGAAACAGCCTCACCAGTACATGGCGCGAGGCGGCATGGCAAAATTGCGTCGAGCGATGACCGCATCAGGGAGAGTATAAATGTCGAGCGTCCTAGATTTCCTATTTGAGGGAAAGCCTCCACAATCGGTTACAACCTACGGGCAGACTGTAGAAAATATCCCGAAGTGGATGTCCGATTACACGCAGGGGCTGATTGCACGTGCCAACGCGGCGGCAGCTGAGCCCTACATCCCGTACGGTGGACCGAGGATTGCTGGGTTCGATCCTGCACAAGAAGAAGCGTTCGGCATGACCGAGGAGAACGTCGGTGCGTACAAGCCGTACCTTGGAGCGGCTGAGCAAGGTTACACGGGTGGTTTGGACGCTGCAGCTAATATCTCCGGTGCAGGTCAGCCGTATATCGATGAGGCAAGTGGACGATGGACTGATCCCGGCGTCTCCGAATCGTACATGAACCCGTACATCAGTGGCGTGCTCGACCGGCAGGAACAGCTTGCTACGCGCACGCTTGAGAAAGATTTTCTTCCCAGTTTGCAGAGAGCGTTCACAGGCGCGGGTTCGTTCGGTTCCCGTGGCGGCACCGGCTCAATGGAAAACATCGGTGTCCGGGGCGTGCAGGATATTCAGGAAGGACTCGAAGCACAACGACTGGAAGCACTCTCTGGAGCTTACGGTCAGGGAGCTGATATTTATGGCAGCGACCAATCGCGCTACGCAGATCTCGGTCGCCTTGCAGGCTCACTGCAAGAAGCGGAAGCAGCCAGTATGTACCAAGGTGCTGAGGGGATGGGTCGTCTGGGTGAGTTCGCACAACGAGCAGGTATGACAGACGCTGCAGCGATGGAAGCTGTCGGTGCACAGAGACGTGGACTTGAACAGGGCAGTCTCGATCTCGCCTATCAAGATTTCGTGGAGCAACGTGACCTGCCCTTCGAGCGCGTTGGATTTATGTCTGACACCATCCGAGGTCTGCCGTACTCCCGCGCGCAACAGCGCACGGATGTAGGACCGGCAAGTGTTTACCAACCGTCACCGCTGTCACAACTTGTCGGTGGCTACGGTGTGTACCGTGGACTCACAGACCAAGCTGAAGGTGGTTACATTGATCCTGAACAAGAATACGGGATAGGGGGTCTTGCCACAGCAGCGTGGGAAGGAATGTATAACTTGGGAAAAGCACGTGGGGCGGACTGACACGCTTTGCGCAGTCACTTCGTCCCAACCCCGGCGATAGTATCGGTGTCTTGGGGGGTCACACGCTGACCGACAACGAGACGAACGAACCAAGAAAGAAAGAGTTGAAGTGGAAGCAGGATTGAAACATGCGGTCTGAAGTGGAAAGGGCATTCGACGAAGGAGGCGAAATAAAAGGCCGTTCATCGGACAAGACATTTGAGGAAATGAAACAGAGATTCCGTAGTCGCGTCTTGGGGGAGATGAAAATGCTTCCGACCGGCGAGATGGTTCCCGCGAATAAAACAAGCACATCACCGATGAGGAAATGGGAATTAAATAGGCTTGCAAAGGAAGTGGACCCGAATGAGCTAGAGATGCTAGCACATCACCAATCGTTACAGGCAGGCGAAGAGGGTGGTCGCATCGAAGTGTACGCAGGTGGTGCAATGGAGTGGGTGCCCAACGGTCCCGGCGGAGTGCCGCAGCCTACGACAGGTGACGTATTCTTTGACCCGATTGCAGACGAGCAGCGGAAAATTCAGGGTGACGCAAACATGAAACAGTTGATGCAACGTATGATCTCGCAAGGTGTTGTAAACAAACCGTCAGCGTCAGACAAACGTCTCCTGCAGGGAGGCCGGAAAAAATTTGCGCGAGGTGGAGTGGTGAAAAAATTTCAGAACGGTGGACTGGCGCAGGTAGCTGGTCCTCTGGATGAGGATGAAGAAGAAGGCTTTGATGCTGCGCAGGGGATGGGCGTTGACCAGATTCTTTCATCGGTAGGCGCGGAAACTCCACCCGACCTGTACAAGATGGCTGCGATGAATCGCGATACAGCCCTTCAACAGTTGCGTGCGGGACAGGCTGAGTTCAGCGAACGTAGAGATAGACAGAATAAACGTGCTAAACAGGACAGGTGGCTTGCGATGGCGCAGGCAATGCTGTCACCGACAAAGACAGGTGGGTTCGGTGAGAATCTCGGCATGGCTGCAGGTGCATTGCGAGACCAGTCAGCGCAGCAGATGGAAGTTGAATCGTTGCATGCGGCAGAAGAGCAGAGGTTTGCCGAAAGAGAAATGGAAGTTGCCGGTGATTACTTCGATTCGCTCGCCAACTTGGAGGGCTTTAAGAATAACAGTCGTGCACGTGTGGTCGGTACGAAGACTGTCATCACTCCGGAGGATAACGCACGCATTGCTGCAAAAGAGATCACGGAAGCGGACGCGGAAAGGAACGTCATCAGCATCATTATGCAGCCGGATGGCAAGACCGTTTCTCGTATAGAAAAAGATGCAAACGGTCGTCCTTGGGTCATTGTTGATCCGAAGTTGGTACCGTCACAGGCAGCTGCTCAGACAGTAGCAACAGTGACTGCAGCATCATCTGTGCGGAGTCAGTTCGATACAGCGAAGATGGGTGTGAATGCTATCCCCATAGTGACAAAACTGCAGCGAGCGTACGGACTGCTGCGAAGTTTGAAGGAAGACACGAGTGGGCTGAACGAAAAAATTCGTCAGGTCGCACAGTGGGCAGGCATCAGCGAGCTGATCGACGACAACACTACCCTAGCAGTCATTCACCAAATGTTCGGGCGGCAAGTGTTGGACGATCTGCGCATGTTGACAGGTAGCAAGACTGACTACGAATACGGGAAGGTTGAAGGTATGAATGCCAACCTTGGTAAAAGCGTACCTGAGAGTCTCGCCATTCTTGATGAGCATATGATCAGACTGAATGAGATGGTCGATAAAGGTGAGTTCGCTGCGCAGAATATCTCACAAGGTCCCGGTACTGAGGAGAAGGACTTCTTGCTCAAGCAGTACTTGAACCACCGTAAATTTCAGGCTGAAGCAGCTGTAGAATACGACGCAAAGACGCGGGAAGCACCTGAGTCAAAACTTGAAAGTTTGATCGAAGCTGTTCGACAGAATGAAGGTAACCTCGAAGAGCAGAGCGAGCACATCAAGATGTTCCGAAAGTATTATGACATTCCGGAAGAGGTAGAACTGATACTCCGTACAGCAGGAGCGGGAATCTAATGGCTACATCAGAAGAAGAGCTACTTAAGCAGCTCGCCGAGCTGGAGGGGAACCAAGCTCGAATTGATGAGCCGATCATGACGGCACCACCCGGTGCCGGTCCCGAAGGTCTGGGTCTGGGTGAGCAAGGAGCACTTGACGTGCGGGCAGACATCGCAGCTCTGGAACAGCCCGGAGAGAGACAACTCATTCAGAGTCAGCTCGAAGCTACAGGCTCTGCGGCAGCTGGAAGGATGGTTCCGGAACGACCAGAACGTGTGAATCCTTACGCACCTGATCCCGATGATCAGCCAGAGCGGGTGAATCCTTACGCACCACGTGAGGGACGGGAGCAGAGAGATATCGACTTCCCGACACCCTTCCCCATGGAACGGGGCACGTCACGTGCATCGTTGCAGTTGCCTGAACTGGGTTCGCAAATCGGTACGTCACAGTTCTTCCCTGAGGACTACCCGAAGTGGGCGCAGGCGGCACTGACGTCAGCAATCATGACAACGACTGACCCGAATGAGATCGCGCAGATCTTTACGCAGGAGGTCGAGTACGAGGACCCGAATACGGGTGAGATGACATCGACGCGGATGTTCCCTGACATCGGCATACAACAAGCTCCCGATGGCACGTTGATTGTGAACAATTCCAAGACAGGTGCACAAGCCATCATCAACCGTCCCGGCCTCAGTGGTTTCGATTGGATGCAGATGGGAGTCATCGGTGCTGCGTACACACCTGCCGGTCGTGTTGCCTCACTGGCAGCAGCACCTGCACGTGCAGCAGCTGTTCATGCAGCTAAAGAGGTTGCTAGCAATACAGCAAGACGACTGGCAATCAGACAAGCCCGAAAGAAAGGCTCAATGGCTTTGATGGCTGGATCAGGTGTAACCGAAACGGGTCTCCAAGCTGGGCAGCAAGCTGCCGGTGGTGAGTTCAATAAAGCTGAAGTTGCACTGAGTACTGCGTTCGGCATCGTGCCTGACTACGTGTTCGATCCTCTGGCAAGGACGATGACGAAGATTCCCAGTCTCCTCGCAAAGAAAGCTGCTGACGTCGTTCCCGAGCACATTCAGCAAGCTATCCGGTACGCGAAGGAAACTGGTCGGCAGATCATGACCAGCGATGCAATCGGAGATCGCATTACGCCTGCCATGAATATCTTTACCAAGATCGTCGAGCGTATTCCTCTCTCAGGTACCGGTCGGGCGCGCAAGAGAATGGGACGAGAGCGCGTCGATGCACTGACAGAGATCGCTGCTAAGTACGGCATTGATGTCGAAACGGATTACGGTACGAAAGTAATGCAAAGTTTCGTCGAGCGCATGAAAGGACAGCGTTTCTGGGGGAAAAATGCAGACTTAATAGATAAGATCCCGTATTACCCTCCAGAGGCACGCGCAGCTGGTCAGAAACGTGCAGCTGACCTGATCGAGGCTGCGTGGGTGAGAGAGGCGGATGATCTCTCCGCAGGCGTCTTGAAAACGGCAATCCAGACGAACAAGATCGATGACGTTGTCGTCGATAAAGTAATGAGGGCAGGCAGACCCAAACTGCTTACCGAATTGTTTGAGAGGCTGGGATCAAAAGGGCAAGAGGCTGCACGCAGTCGGTTTCTCCTCCAAGGTCTGGAGAAAGCTAGCTGGACAAAGTCAGCTCCCGGTGTCGCAGATCCGAAAAAATTCATGGCGTTCCTTGACCGACCTGCTAATAAAAAGGTCATTAAGGCGTGGTTCGGCCCGGAAGATCAGGAAATGCTTAAAGGTGTACGTGAGTACTTGCGCCTGACAGCCTCAGCGCAAGAAACAGGCAAAGGTGCAGGCATGGTCGCTGCCGTTTCAGCTGGTGCAGGTAGCATCAGTCTGTTCGCTGGAATGTTTAATGCTTTAATCGGGGGCACAGCAATCGTAAGTGGCATAGGACATACCTACCAGAGTTCGTTCGTGCGTAACCGTCTGCTGAAGCTGGCGCATACGAAAGGTGATGAAGCACAGACTGCTGCCATCATGAGAGATCTGGTGCCTTACTTCATTGCGGCTGAGCAGCAATGGAAGGGAGAGAACTACTCCTTCCCCAACGTGAACATCACGCAAGAGTCACTCAAAGAAGGTGGTGAGGATCTCATGATGAATCTGGAAGATTTAGCATCGTCTGCTATCGGTGACATCGGACAGATCCCGGACAAACTGGTGAGATTTTTCAAGGGTGACGAACAGTAATGCCTGCACGACGACTGACAAACGGAAAGAGAAAGCGGCAGTTCGTACGGAACACGGCAGGGCATCTGCTTGCTGAGCGTAATCGTATGTTCCTCCCCGATCACCTTGAGCAAGTGCGTGCGATTGCGATGCGTGGTGTCAGCGAAGAACAGATGTGCGAGATCTTTGACATCGGTTCCCGGCAAATGGGTCTGTGGAAATCACAGTACCCGTTGTTCAAGGAAGCACTCGAAGGGGGCTACACCGATGCTGATGCTGCTGTGCTTGGTGCCTTGTATCAAAGCGCTGTCGGTTACACGCACGACGAAGAGAAAATTTTTCAATGGGACGGAGAAATTGTTCGTGCCGAGACGGTTAAGCATTACAAGCCAGACATCGCTGCGGTTAAACTGTGGCTGACCAACCGGCAGAAAGAACACTGGAAGGATCGTCATCACTCCAGCGTGTCCGGTACGGATGACAACTCACCCATCGGCATTCGTGACGAGACGAAGATGGAAGTCATGGCAAGTATTCTTTCACTGATCAAACCGAAACCAGACAACGCGACCATCGACGGTCGTACCGGAAAGGTGGATGAGTAGTGGCAGAGAAAGCACCTTGGCCCGACTCTACCCCAGAAGAGGACGCTGCTTACGCTTTAGAAGCACAGATGTGGGACATGGAGTTCGAGCGCGACGTGGTCGAGCAGGGGGGACCGCAGCTGGCAGGGGTTGTAGATCCGGAGCACGCACGTTTACTGCCCACAAAGTCATACACCGTGCAAGGAATTTACCGACCTGAGGACGAAGAGAAATCGATCATGGAGGTCAAGCGGTATGCCCCGCTTGCCCGTGAACTGGAAGAAAAGGGTATCGAACCACCGGGTCGGGATGTGGCTGCAGTGGTGGGGGGAGCAAGTGCTACTCCTCAGATTTGGGCACACGAGTTTGGTCACCGACGTGTTGCACAGAAAGGTGGAGGTGGCAACGAAAGATGGAGGTTAATACACGATGCCTTTCGGTCTGACACACCTACCGAATGGGCAGATGCCGTAACACGATGGTGGTCGTGGAATCGAAGGAGATTTACTAACGACCCTGAGATTAAAACTTACAGGGATGTTGAGGAGAATTTGAAAGGAGCGATTGCAGCTAGCCGTAACTCCCTCCTTAACGCTGAGGTAGAAGCAAGAGAAGAGCGAGGTCACGAA